CCCAGTAACTAACATCATTGATAAGATTATTCCTGACAAAGATCAAGCAGCTAAGTTAGCACATGAGATAGCTACTATGGCTGACACTCATGCACAGCAACTAGCCCTTGGACAGTTAAAAGTAAATGAAGCTGAAGCTGCCAGTGGCTCTTTATTCAAAGGTGGTTGGCGACCAGCTATCGGTTGGATATGTGGACTATCTTTATTCTGGGCATTTATCTTACAGCCCTTTATTGTATTCTTTCTGTTAGTGTTTGGGGTAGATCTTCCTCCGTTACCTCAATTAAATACATCTGACTTGATGCCAATCCTATTAGGTATGCTTGGTTTAGGTGGGCTAAGAACTTTTGAAAAGATACAGAAGGTAACTAAATGAAAAAGAACTTTGACCACTGCCTAGAGTTATTACTATCTCACGAAGGTGGCTTTGTAAATCATCCTAAAGATCCTGGTGGTATGACTAACCTTGGTGTTACTAAAGCTGTATACGATAAGTACGTAGGTCATGAGAGTACTGAAGCTGAGATGAGAGCACTGACACCTGAGTTAGTAGCACCTATATATAAGAATAATTACTGGGATAAAGCTCACTGTGATGATATGCCCAGCGGTGTTGATTGGGCTATTTTTGATTGGGGTGTTAACTCAGGGATGAGCAGACCAGTTAAAGCTTTGCAACGGATTGTAGGAGTAGTTGCAGATGGGGGTGTTGGTCCTTATACTCTACGTGCTATTGGTGATAAAGACTCTACGGAGCTAGTCGAGAAGATGTATGAAGCTAGACAACACTTCTACGAAAACCTAAGTACCTTTGCTACCTTTGGTAAAGGTTGGACTAGACGTAATAAAGAAACACTTGAGCAAGCTCTCAAACTAATTAAGGGATAATACACAATGGCTATGCGTAACACAAGCTTCGGCTCCTCTAAGTATGGTGAAGCAATGTCTAAGCTAGGGGATAAGATAGAGAAAAAGGCTGCTCGTGCTCCTCAAGTAATCCGTAATGCTCGTATTAAAGCTTCTGGGGCTAAAGGTGGCATGGGTTCTAAAGGTCGTACTAAAGCTAAATAGTCTCAAGCTATTGACAAAGTAATAGAACTGTTGTATAATTGCAACACATATAACGAATCAAGGTTATTTACACAACATGAACGCTACTGTAGATCAAATCAGAGCGGCTGCTGAAAATGACTTAGAAGTCTTTATTCGCCTAGTTTCACCTGACCAAGTATTAGGTCAGTGCCACGCAGACTTACTATCTTGGTGGACTCGTCAAGACTCTAAGACCCACCAGCTAGTCCTCTTCCCTCGTGACCATCAGAAGTCACGTATGGTTGCCTACCGTGTAGCTTGGTCTTTAACCAAAGATCCTACTCTACGTGTCCTCTACATCTCAGCTACTGCTAACCTTGCTGAGAAACAACTAGGGTTCATTAAAGGTATTCTTACTTCTGAGATCTTCCGTAGGTACTGGCCCGACCATGTACTTGCAGATGAAGGTAAGAGATCTAAGTGGACTAACTCTGAGATTGCTTTAGACCATCCCCTACGTAAGAAAGAGAATGTCCGTGATCCCTCTGTCTTTACTGGCGGCCTTACTACCTCCCTTACTGGTATGCATTGCGATATTGCTGTACTCGACGATGTGGTTGTGTACGAAAATGCTTACACTAATGAAGGACGAAATAAGGTCAAGAGTCAATACTCGCTTCTATCGTCTATTGAAGGAGCTGAAGCAAGAGAGTGGGTGGTAGGAACTCGTTACCATCCTGCTGATCTATACAACGACCTTATGTCTATGTCTGAAGACATCTATGATAAGGAGTTCAACAAGATCGCTGAAGAGGGTATCTACGAAGTCTTTGAGAGATCAGTAGAAGAAAACGGAGATGGCACTGGTGAGTTCCTATGGCCTCGTCAGCAACGTAGAGACGGTAAGTGGTTTGGGTTTGATGCTAAGATCTTAGCTAAGAAGCGTGGTCAGTACTTAGACAAAGGGCAGTTCCGTGCTCAGTACTACAACGATCCGTCTGACCCTGACAACGTGCCTGTAAGTAGCGATAAGTTCCAGTACTACGACCGTAAGTTCTTGAAGCTTGAGAATGGTTACTGGTTCTACAAAGATAGTCGCTTGAATGTTTTTGCTGCTGTAGACTTTGCCTTTAGTTTAAGTAAACGATCTGACTCTACAGCTATTGTCGTTATCGGTATTGACTCGGAGAACAATGTTTACGTCTTAGACATTGATCGTTTCAAGACTGATAGAATTGTTGAATACTTTGAACACATCTTAACTCTGTCTAACAAGTGGTCATTCAGAAAGATGAGAGCTGAGGTTTCTGTCGCTCAGATAGCAATCGTTAAACAACTTAAAGAACTAATTAAACAACACGGACTATCCATAAGTATCGAAGAGTATCGTCCTAATAAATATCAAGGTAACAAACAAGAACGTATCGCTTCTATTCTTGAACCTCGTTATGACAATATGCAGATATGGCACTATCGTGGTGGAAACATCCAGATCCTAGAAGAAGAACTATCCACACGTAATCCTGCCCACGATGACGTAATTGATGCCCTAGCTTCCGTAGTTGATATGGCTATTGCACCAAGTAAGAATGTTCATAGACAAAGGAAGAGCAACGTGGTTTGGTCTACACATAAATTTAGAGGTGTTGCATAATGGCTGGTGAAACTTTAGACATCATGCACATACTAGGGCCAGACAACTTGGCTGTAGAGATTGCTAACCGTTGGCGTGAATGGTCAGAGCTTAAAGTTAAGTGGACTGAAGAGAAGAAAGAGCTTCGCAACTATCTGTACGCCACAGATACTAGCACTACAGGCAATGCTCTTCTCCCTTGGTCGAACACTACTACTACCCCTAAGCTAACTCAAATAATGGATAACCTTCATGCGAACTACTTTGCTACTTTGTTTCCTCAACAGAAGTGGATGCGCTTTGAAGCTGAAACAACTGCAAGTAATGTCAAAGCTAAACGTGATGTCATCCAAGCTTACATGGATAACAAAGTACGTCAGTCTGACTTCGTTAATATCTGTTCTGATCTCCTTTATGATTGGATTCAGTATGGGAATTGTTTTGCTACCGTAGCTTGGGAAGACAACTACCAGATCAAAGAGAGTGGTGAGCTTGTTACTCAGTACGTAGGCCCTAAGCTTGTACGTGTATCTCCTTACGACATCGTATTCAACCCTACTGCATCTTCATTTACTAAGACACCTAAGATCATTAAGAGTATCTTAACTCTAGGTGAGATTAAGAAGATGGTAGAAGCTGATCCTGCCAATGACTACTTT